CAGGTGGATCAGTTATAGTCTTGATGTACACTGTTTTTATGATAAGACTAGTAGTAAATAAATTATTTGATAAATTAAAAAAAGAAGAAAAAAATGATTAGTATTGGAATTTTAGTGATCTCGTTGATCGTAGGAGTGTTTATGTTTTTAAGAAACGTAAAAAATGAGGTGAATATGCCATTTTTAAAACCAGTTTTGGTTGTTGTGGTGGGTCTTTTAGTTAGTGGAGTACAACCGTATTCATTGGAAAGAATTGATGCTGGAAACAAAGGAATTGTTGTTAATTTAAGTGGTTCAGAACGTGGTGTATCAAATTACCAATACAAAACGGGTTGGGTTGTATATAACACTTGGACAACACAAGTATTAGAATTCCCAATCTTCCAACAACACATTGAGTATGACGATCAATCTGTAATCTTAAAAGGTGGATTTGGTGCAACTATCAAACCAACATTCAACTACTCATTACGTGAGGATGCGATTGGTGATATGTTTGTAAACTTGAGACGACCAATTAAAGATGTTGAACAAGGATGGTTGAAAAACGCAATTATCGGAGCAGTTAATGATGTTGCGAATACTTGGGAGGTTGATAGTATTTTTAATCACCGACAAGCGTTTGAATCGGCAATTGTTGCAGAATGTAATGTTAGGTTATCTAAATGGTTTAATGTGTCTCAATTGAGAACAAATATTACACCACCTGAAACATTACAGGAGGCGATCATCGCAAAGACAAAGGCAATCCAACAAGCGGAAGCATCAGAACAACAGGCAATCGCCGCAATCTCTGAAGGAAGACGTAAGGTGGCCGTGGCAAGAGCTGATTCTGCAGAAACTATAATTAACGCAAATGCTTCGGCACTTTCAATTAAGATCAAACAAAGTCAAATAACACCTATGTATATTGAGTACTTAAAGGCATCCGCTTGGGACGGTAAATTACCAACAACGGTAGCAGGTGGTTCAGGATTGTTTTTAAACCTGAACAAATAATAAAAGGTTAAACAAATTAAATCCTCACAATAAGTGGGGATTTTTTTGGTTTATAACTAAAAATTAATTACTTTTGTTTTATGGAAAAAGTTATCATTGAAAAAGATATGGTTCGTAAATGTGTCATCCTTGAAAATGAGGGTGAAGTTGTATTTCGTTCAGGTTACGGTGAGTTTCATGAAGACGTTGCAAATCATTTTAGAAACGAAGAACCTGAACTGAAGGGTTGGAGAATCCGTGGTGGGGGAAGAGTTCGTTGGTCTGATCTTGGAATTAGAGTTTATGGTTATTCTGTTGATTATGGAAGAATGGATAAAGATTTAGTTGAGAGACTGGTGTCTGAGTTTGCAAAAGAAAAAGGGGTTGATTTTATTAACGAAACAGGAGAAGGATATTAATATGAGTTTATTTAAATTTTATGAGGTAGGGGGAAAAATTAGAGACGAGATCTTAGGTCTCCAATCTAAAGACGTTGATTATGTTGCGGTCCCAAGTGATACATTATTGGAAAAGTACAAGAGTGCTCACGAGATGTATGTGGTGTTGGAAACATTTCTTTTAAATGAGAAATTTGAGATATTCCTATCAACACCTGATTGTTTTACTATAAGAGCTAAGTTCCCTAAGGATCACAAATATCAAGGGGTTGCAGACTTCGTAATGGCTCGTAAAGAGATTGGGTATGTGGAAGGAACAAGAACTCCTATCATTGTACCAGGAACCCTTAAAGACGATTTAGAACGTAGAGACTTTACCGTTAACGCCATGGCTAAAGGTGAAGATGGTAAGATCATTGATTTATTTGATGGAATGAATGATTTAAAACGAATGGTTCTTATAACTCCACTACCACCTGAACAAACATTTAATGATGATCCGCTTCGTGTTTTAAGAGCGGTAAGATTTGCAATAACAAAAGGGTTCAGTTTAAAATTTTTAGATTACTACATCAACAACTACGATTATGAAAATAAGATGGGAGTTGTATCATCTGAAAGAATTAGAGAAGAGTTGTTTAAATGTTTCAAACACGATACAATGGGTACGTTAGATATGTTAAATGACTACCCAACGTTAAAGAGATATATTTTTGAAAACAAATTAATGTGGTTGAAGCCCACAATGGAAAATTAATAAATTATGGAAAATAGAAGTAGACATTACGGAGACGTAGATAAATGGGTGAGAAAAGTAATTAATTCCTGCGAGACGTATCAACAAACTATTAGTGTGAGAAGTTTGATACGTAATTTTGAGAGTCAAATGCGTCGTAATAAAGTTGATCGTAGTTTAATTTGGTCTGTTAGGGCTTCTTTAGATTTAGAATTAAGTTTTAAACGAGATGAATTATTAAAAAAACAAATAGAAAATGGAAAGTAAAAGTTATAAAATTGCGGCAATAATAGGAGTTATTATTGGGTGTGTTATAGGATCTATGATGTCCTACTCAATGTTGAAAGAACATAAAAAATGTGAAATTTTGGTTGAGGAAAATAAAATGTTGAGAGATATGTTATACGAGGGACAAAATCCTCAGTAATATTTGTATATTTGTAAAATATTATTTAGAAAAATACAAAAATGATTGATAACTTAAAAAATATAAAACCATTACTTAACTTCACTGAGGTTGGAGATTTCTATATGTTGTATGTATTCAAACGTAAGAAAGACCAACCTGAAGGTGAGAGAGACAATCACCAATCTGTAAGGACTATTAAGACTTACTGTGTTGATTCTATTGAGTATCTTGATAAACGATACGATGAGATTAAACAACTTTGTGAGATGTTTAAGGCTCGTGCTTATATCCATGTCCAAAAACAAAATCATAAGGACGTATCGTTAAATATGTTATCATTACTTGCTGAACGTATACGAGATGGTGTATCAAACCAGAAAGGTTTATTTGATTCGGTTGTTGGTCAGATCAAGACTCAAGAAAAGAGATGGATTATTGATTTGGATGATGTTGAGGTGGTAAGTCCTTTAATGATGGCATTCATTGAATACGAATGTAACCCAATCACTGAAGTTAAATTTGATGAGGTTGGTATTCCAAATGGTTACATTTCAGGACCAAAGATTGAAGCGATCATCCCAACTAAAAGTGGATTCCATTTAATCACCAAGAAATTTGACGTTAAGAAGTTCAAAGATAAATACCCTGACGTTGATATTCAAAAAAAGAATCCAACATTATTGTATTACCCAAACAGTTTAGACAATGATTAATAAAGAACTAAAGAAAAAAGAATGTTTGTTTGAAATCGTTGATGATCTCGCCAATGGTATGGACATATATAACCATAATGGATCTTTTTGGTTAATTAACACCAAAGAATTAAAATGGATGATTGAATTTACTAAAGATAAAACATTGTGGTATAACTATAATATTTTTAAATCTTTATTTAAAGCAATGTCTTTGGATGTTATGGAAAATCAAGAATATATTACCGAATGGTTTGAGTCAAGATTTCTTAAACCTGAGGTGGTTGAAGATACCATAAACCTTCATTTTGAACTCCAACCCATAGTTGAGAATACCATTCAAAATGGGGTGAAACACACCTCACATACAGTTGTTCGAGTTCCGAGAAAAGTTGAAGATACCATTCAAAATGGGGTTAAACGCACCGTACCTGAATCAATTGCCGATTCATTCGCTATTGAAGACACCATTCAAAATGGGGTGAAACACACCCAATGTGAATTACTCGGTTCAATCCATCATGTTGAAGACACCATTCAAAATGGAATTAAACGTACCAATATGGATCGATGGAACGGACGGTACACCATTGATAATACCATTAAAAATGGGGTGAAATATACCCAAGGGGATCAACAACCATTTCATGTTGACGTTGAAGATACCATTCAAAATGGGGTGAAGGAAACTGAATTACATAAAGGGGTTAGACCATTGGCAGTTGAAGATACCATCCAAAATGGGGTGAAAGAAACCTTATCATTAAGGTTACCGTTAAGTGGACAAGTTGAAGATACCATTGAAAATGGGGTGAAAGAAACCAAAAGTATGTGTGGGAAACGTAATGGTAGAGTTGATAATATAGTTCAAAATGGTGTTAAACATACTGAAGATGGTGATTGGTTAGATGGTGATGAAAGAATAGGAGATATTATTCAAGAAGGTGTGAAGGAGACTATTCCCACACTACGACGTACTCTTCTTGGGGTTGATGATATTGTTCAAAATGGTGTAAAAGAAACCTGTGAAGATGTGTATCACCATAGACATAGAATCTTTGGTGTGATTAAAAATGGGGTTAAAGAAGTTCAACCACTACCGGCACAAGATGGGAATATGGATTGGGGTAACTATTATCACGACAAAGAAGATAAAACAAAACCTTTTAATGAGTATCTTAAAGATACGATAAGGTTTGGTAATCAAGTATTTTTTACTTAAGTTTTTAAAAAATTTATAACAATGAATAATAAAATGTTTTATCGGTTTGGCAAATGGTTTGAAATAAAATTCGGATGGTTTTTTATTAATGGTAGAAAACAAGAAGTGTGGGCGGAATACTTACGTAAAAAATATAAAAATGGAAATAGAGAAATTTGAACAGGCAAAAAAAATAAAAGAAAATATTGATAGGTTAGAAACACAGAAGTATAAGTTAGAATCTGCACTTAAATCTTGTGGGGTAGGAGTAACAATCGGATATACAAGGGGAGGATCTTTTCCAAGTAAACAAGAGGTAAGTGTTTATAACAAAGAACTTATTAAAGAAATGATAACCAAAGAACTTGATAGGTTAAAAGAAGAAATAGAGTTAGTCAAAAAAGAATTTGAATTAATGTAATGGGAATAGATAAATTACAACAACTATGTAAGTATATCTATGATTCTTCTGTTATGAGTTATAATGGGAAAACCAATCCCACCAAACAGATCAATAATATTAAAGAAATGATCCGAACTTACATTAGAACTGAGGTTACACCTTGTGAACTAACGGATCAGGAGAAGTTATCTTATATACTTGATAATGAAATGATAATTACTTCTGCGGTCATGAAAGGTCATCAGGCTAGTGATGGTGATGAATTTCAGGAAATGAGATCTAAAATAAAACAATATAGAATAGATTTAGGTTTAATAAAAAAATAGTACATTTGTAATATGGATAAAGTAAAAATATATTTGGATGATGTTCGCACACCAGTAGATCCAAGTTGGATTGTTGTTCGTTCTTATGATGAGTTCGTTCAAAAGATAAACTCAATTGGGTTGGAGAACATTGATTTGATATCGTTGGATCACGACTTAGGTGATAGTGCGATGAATGAATGGTTGTATGGTGTTGTAAAAAACTACGCAATCAATTATGATAACATCACTGAGAAAACAGGAATGGATTGTACCAAATGGTTGGTTAATCAATGGATGGATGGTAAACCTGTTGTGGAAGTTGTGGTTCATTCTGCAAATGCTATTGGTAGTGGTAATATGATGGGTTACATCAACAATTACAGACACTTAAGTAGATTACCTCAGAATTGTGTAAGAGTACAAATAGAACACACAGTATAGATATGTATAGAATTAAAATAGAAGAACGTAACAACGGAGAAAAACGTTACATACCACAAGTTGGGACACCTAAGTTGAGAACAGGTAGGGTTGTTTGGTTGGGTACCAATTGGGAGAATATAATTACACAGTACAACCGTTATATACTAACAAATGGTATGACAGAATCACATAATACCGAAGAAGGAGCTCTTAATGTAATTGAAGGGTTTAAGAAAAGTATTTTAGAAGAGGAGGGTTATAAAGTGAAATCAACAACATTTAAAACAATTGACTGATGAGAAAAATTTATATATTCTTTTGGTGGTTATGGAATTATCCTGAAATAGTTTGGATGAAATTTAAATCAATGTTTAAAAGATGACGGAAGAAGAAAAGGATATTAGAATAAAAGAACTTGAGGAATTTCTTGAAGATGTTATTGAACATCCTTATATGTGTGGATCGTCAATATGGGAAGAAGGTCGTAAATTACTAAACAAAGATGAAGATGAATGATAAAAAATTATCAATAGAAGAAATTGAGGATATCGAATATCTACAAAAAAATTTATTTAAATCTCTTAAAATTCCACTACAATTACATGGTTTAAAAGAAGATGATGTTATAGGTGTAAAATCATTAGAAATAACAAAAGAAAATAAAGATGAGTAAACGAATTAAAATAGAACTTTCCTTTACTATGGAGGAAATGGAGAACTTCCTTTTATACAACTACCCAATAAATTATCATTGGAAAGATAGAATTAAGAAAGATGTAATGGTGTACGGTAACGATATCGTTGTTGAAGACATAAAAGAAGAATTTGTTAAGTGTTTCAAGGAAACATTATTAAGTCAGAAACTTAATGGTTCAAGACCATCAATATACAAATGAGTAAACGAGAAATCAAAAAATGTGTTTTAGAGATCATAGATTCATTATGTGATAGAAGTGGTTTTGATGATTGGTGGTATAACTTGGGTGATGATATTGAGGAAGAAATAATAACAGAGCTTGAATCTATAATTGAAAGGAGATTAAATAAAAAGAAAGATGAATAAAGAACAACAAGATTTATTGGATAAGGCATATGAGAATTATTCAAAGGAATATGAAAAGGATAATTCTATTGGGATGTGTCTTTTAGTTGCACGAATGGATGGTAAAAAAACCTATCGTAAACCCAACAAAGAAATGTTTGTTGGTTTATGTACTTCCGATAAAACATTCTCTGAAAAGTGGGGATTGCAGATT